ATGCTTTATCTAAGGACGAACAAGTAGAAGCCTTAACATTAATTGATAAATGGAAAAATCTTAACGCTAGAGACAAATGTAAAAAAGATTTTTTAGAATTTGTAAAGTATCAATGGGACGGCTTTATCATGGGAAGGCATCATAAAATTCTAGCCAAAAAATTAAATCGTATAGCAAATGGTAAATGTAAAAGGCTTATGGTTATGTTGCCACCAAGACATACAAAATCAGAGTTTGCATCTACTTATTTTCCAGCTTGGATGATGGGTTTAAATCCAAGTCTAAAAATAATTCAAGCAACGCACACAGCAGAATTAGCAGTTAGGTTTGGCAGAAGAGTAAGAAATATAATCGATAGCGAGGAATATCAAACAATTTTTCCTGACATAAGCTTATCAGGAGACAATAAATCAGCAGGTAGATGGACTACAGACGATGGAGGAGAAGCGTTCTACTCAGGCGTTGGTGGTGCTATTACAGGTCGTGGTGCTGACTTACTAATTATTGACGACCCACACTCAGAACAAGATGCTATGTCGCCGACTGCAATGGATGCAGCTTGGGAGTGGTACACATCTGGACCACGCCAAAGATTGCAGCCCGGCGGCACCATCGTTTTAGTAATGACTAGATGGAGTACAAAAGATTTAGCTGGTAGACTTCTTAAAAGACAATCAGAAACACACGCTGACCAATGGGAAGTTGTAGAGTTTCCAGCAATCATGCCTGAATCTGATGAACCGTTATGGAGTGAGTTTTGGAAAAAAGAAGAGCTATTATCTGTTAAAGCATCCTTGCCTGTTAGTAAATGGAACGCACAATGGATGCAAAATCCCACAGCAGAAAGTGGTTCTATAGTTAAAAGAGAATGGTGGCAGACTTGGGACAATGAATCTATACCTAGCTGTCAATGTATAGTGCAAAGTTACGATACGGCTTTTAGTGCAAAGGAAACAGCAGACTACTCTGCAATAACGACATGGGGAATATTTGACCCCGAAGATGGTAGTGAACAAGCGATAATATTACTAGATGCAAGCAGACACAGAGTAGACTTTCCACAACTTAAAAACATAGCACTAGAAGAGTATAAATATTGGGAGCCTGATATAGTTTTAATAGAGGCAAAAGCTAGTGGTACACCACTAACACAAGAATTACGAAAAATAGGTATACCTGTACAAGCTTACTCTCCGAGTAGAGGCCAAGATAAAGTTGCTAGAATGAACTCTATTGCACCTATGTTTGAAAGTGGTATGGTATATGCTACAGAAGATGCTTTTGCAGAAGAAGTTATTGAAGAACTAGCTGCTTTTCCGTATGGAGAAAATGACGACTTTTGTGATTCAACCACAATGGCTTTGATGAGAATAAGACAAGGTGGTTTAGTAGAACTAGATAGTGATTATCAAAATGACATGCAAATGGATAGAACAAAGTTATCTTACTATTAATTATGGTAAAAAGAAGAATAAAAGACCCAGCTAAAGGCACAGGCAAAAAACCAAAAGGTAGTGGTAGACGTTTATATACAGATGAAAACCCAAAAGATACCGTGCCTATAAAGTTTGCAACACAAGCTGATGCAAAAGCTACAGTAAAAAAAGTCACAAATATAAGAAAACCATTTGCTAGAAAAATACAAATACTAACTGTGGCAGAACAAAGAGCAAAGGTTATGGGTAAAAAAGCTATTGCTGCTATATTCAAGCGTGGTAAAAATATTATAAGAAGAAAACATGGTCGCAAAACTATCAACACTTAAAAAAAAATTAAAATCAGGCAAAAAGCTTGGATTTAGTGAAAGAGCATCTGCAAAGGCACGAGGGTTAATTCCAAGAACAGGTGGTAAAAACAAAGGCAAGAAGGTAAAATCAAAAAAATACAAGAGATAATATGGTTACAGAAAGAAAATTAGGCACAGAAGATAATCCTGACATTAAAGACCAAACAAAATCTGTTAATGTTCCTACTGAAGAATTTAATGTAGCTACTCCATCGCCTACATTTGACGAACAAATGTTAGAGGCTTTAGAAATAAGCATTACAGATGACGAGATAGTTTTTGACGAGCCAACAGAACAAGCAAGTCCTGAAATACCATTTGATGCTAATTTAGTAGAATATTTAGATGATGACATATTAGGAGTTATGTCATCTAAACTAATTAGTGCAGTTGAAAACGACAAAGAATCAAGAAAAGAGTGGGAGAAAACTTATACAGATGGTTTAAAGTACCTTGGAATGAGGTTCGATGAACAAAGAAGTCAACCCTTTGAAGGTTCTAGTGGTGTCATACACCCAATATTGTCAGAAGCTGTTACACAGTTTCAAGCACAAGCGTATAAAGAGCTTTTACCAGCACAAGGACCTATCAAAACACAAGTTATAGGGCAAAGAGACGCTAATACTGAAATGCAAGCAGAAAGAGTAGGTGAGTTTATGAATTATTACATCATGAACGAAATGCCTGAATATGACCCTGATTTAGACCAACTTTTGTTTTATTTACCACTTTCAGGCAGTGCATTTAAAAAAGTTTACTACGATGCTGCGAAAGGTAGGCCTATGTCTAAGTTTATACCAGCAGAAGACTTATTGGTTCCATACAACGCAACTGATTTATTGTCCGCAGAAAGAGTCACTCATGTTGTATCAATGAGTAATAATGAGGTTAGAAAATTACAATTATCAGGATTCTATGCTGATACTGAGTTGAAACCATACGATAGTATAATGCGTGATGAAA